GGGGTTTCGTCTAAAAATATTTGCTGGTTGAGGTCGTCGAAACCCTCGATCGGCCCTTCGCAAAGCAGGTCGACAAGCCGAACACTAGAAGTTGAGTTAAGGGCCATGTCTAAGAGAAAGTTGGCGCGAAACCGTGGCGAAATACCATTCTTGATCCGCTGTCAATCGATGCATCTAAGATTTGTATGCGAATCTTATAGAAATCTTTGAAAGGTATTTTGTTAGGATTGAACTTATGGTAATACCGATAAGTGCCAATCACTAAGCCTTGAATAGTAAACGATTCTCTCGCTGTGATTTTGCCGGTCTCACGGTTTTTTGCTTCGATCTGGTACGAAATAAATGCGTCCGTTTTCGTGCTGCCTGGGCCGCTTGAAAACTTAAAAAGATTAACAATTTCGATTAAAAAGAAGTATTGATTTGGATCTTTTGTTGGCCCTTCTGTGAACTCAAGCCGAATTTCGTTTGCCATTTGATGGCTATCACCTTTTTCAATAGTCAGAATGCGATCGTTGGATGTCGATGAGTAGTTTCTTAGAAAGTTGACATTGTTCCATCGCGCCATACCTTCTCTTCGTGTGCCGAACTCAAGCTTGTTGCCGTTGACCGTCACCGTATCTGGCCCAGGTGCTCTGGTTACTTTTTTCAGCGGGTCAGACTCATCAGCGACGTCAACATCCGCCGAGATGACGTGTGAGCCGATTAGCACCCTGCCGTAAGCCACCGGAATCGTCGCACCGACGCCGACGGTGTTTTGTGCTCCGAGGTAGGCGTAAGACTGCTGGCCGTCGAAACCACGATTGACTGACTCTGGCCGCGACGCTTGGAACTCACCCCGAGTGCTTACGCCGCCAACACCTCCGAGTTCAGGCTGTGGCGACAGCATTTGCGTGACGCCGCCCAGCACCATTGTCGCTCCAAGTGTTGCAACCGCTGTGTTTACAAGGATCGGAGTGCCGCCAAAGGTTCCAATCGCTGCGGCACCGAAAGGGTTGATCAGGGCAACACCTATCAAAGCGGCCCCTAACAAAAAATTGCCTACATCACCAAAATCGCTACCTGTCATCACAGGAGCAATCACTAAGTCATTTCGACCAATCGGCAGCTCAAGTTCATCGAGTTTCAGATCAACTCCAGCCTGCAAAACTCGATAGCCAATGCCCTTTTCGTGTGCAACTAAGAGTTCAGTGCGAAACTCTGGGTGGTTAATACACAACAGTTTGATCGCATCAGCGGGCGTGCGGAGGTTGTGGTAGACGTGCTCAGCGCCGTACCGCTCGCCTAAATCACCCAGCAGTCGGACGACTTGCTGCATATCGAAAGACCGCCGCGACCCTTGCCAAATAGTATCTGCTCAAAGGCACCACCGCACTTAGCGAGTTGCGCTGCTGGTGCAGGATCCGCTCATCAGGTAGCAGAACAGCGGCGTGCATCGGCGTACGCGTTGCCATCCGCATAATCAACACATCGCCAGGTTGTCGAGTTTGCAACGTCACTGGTTTAAACCCGATCACTTCCGCCTGATCGAGGAAGATGCTTTCGCAGGTTTCTGTGCTTTCCGGCCGTTCGTAATCAGGCAGCTCAACGCCCTGAAGCTTGAACCAATCACGCACCAACGTGAAGCAATCTGCCTTGCCGTACTCCCACTGGCGGCCAACTAAGGATCGATAGTCAACCACTTGCCCTCCGGTAGCTCAAAAATGTGCCAGGGCACAGAGCCCTCACTACACACAGTTTGGTCCCAATCGCTTGCAGGGCCACCGTGGGGATGCGAGTGAACGACGGCCTCGACTGTGCCCATCATCGCGGCGACGGCGTAGTCCCTCGGCTCAATAACGAAACGATGCTCTGGTTCGTCTGCGACATTGCGGCACGGCCAATATTGCCCGTTGATAACAAGACCACACGCCTCGCGTGGGTAAGAGCGTGCAGCGTGCGCCTCAGCGTCAGATCTGAAGTCGTGCACCTGGGAAACCTCCGAACGGCAAATCACCCTCAGGAAAGCGCAGCGTGCAGCTGGTGTAACGCTTACCGCACACATCGTTAGCTTCAGTCGTCGGGTTGTTGTTGATGTCGAAATAGTTAGTGCCTTTGTAGCCGCAGGTGCTCTCCTCGCGATAGACCCACGGGCAATGCTCTAGCACTTGGCGACGCGGCAGGGCAACGTTCACTAGGTCAAGCTTGCTCGCCAGCTCGAACTCGACTAGCTGCGGGTTCTCGTTTGCTACCCGGTCGATGTAGAAAATCTGGTCCTCGAACTTTGCAGTTGGATCAGCGGTTGCATTAGTTCCGCCTGTGAAGTTCACCGCATCCAAGAACTTCTTGCAGGTTTGGATTCGGGTGACTTTGGCCTGCAGCGGGTTGTAAAGCAGCAATAAAGCCGAGATAGCGTTGCCGACGTTGGCAATCCTCATCGTTGGCCGGGGCAACACGCCTTTAGTTGATGCTTGGAAACCTTCAACCTCAATAGCCGTGGCTGCGTATTCTTGACCGGCAAACGTAACGTTCGCGGTCAGCTCGTTCGTTCCAGCGTGGTAGTAATACGTCTGATCGACGCCGTTGACGGCCTGCGTTAGCTCCAGCTGAAACAGCTCGATAATTGCCGACGGCTCAAGCGACTGCAGCTGCTCTTGGATCGACTGCGGCGTGCTCATGCTTCAAACACCTGCTCAAAGGTTGTGGTCAGCTGAACGCGACCCTTCGTAGTCATCGTCTTGTTCCAAGCCCTGCAACGAACCTTGATGCTGCTGCTTTCACCCGGCGGCGTGAAGGTGAACTTTTCGGTGCCACCACGGGCATCTAAGAACGTCTCAACGGTGTCTGATTCCGCCTCAGACAGGTTGTACGTCAGGCTGAACGACTTTGGGTTTTGGTTGATACCGAGGCTGCCCACCTGTTCGTAGCCGCTGCCAAACCGAGCCGTGCGCGTGATCGGTCGGCTGGCCTTTGTCGTGCCGTATGCAGGCTGCAGGTTGACGGATGAATCCCAGCTAGCGGTCATCGGCTCAGAAGTCCCCCAGGTCGCTGTTGCTTGATTATCTCGCCCTGCACAGCAGCACCGATAAGAGCACCAAGCTGACGGGACGATCCCTCATCGCCCTGCACGCTACTGCCGCTTGCATCGACGTTCACGACGACATTTGCGCCACCGCCACCCAGCTGGTTGTTAGGAATGACAGTGCCGCTGCTGCGTGGGATGAACATCTCAGGCCCACGCTCTCCGACCATGTATGCCCTGCCTGCTTGGGCTGGGCCACCATTAGCAAGGAAGCCAGCAAACAGGCTGCCGAATAATCCGGATCCCTTTGTCAGTGTGCCGGTCAGATTGCCGAAGAATATTTGGTTACGAATCAACTGCAGAAGTTGATTTTGCAGATCTGTGAACACGCCCGTCACTACTTCAGCAAAAGACTTTGTGCCGTCGATTGCGGCCTTTAGTGAGTTAACAACTCCGTCGGCAATCGTGTCGCTAATTCCTTGGTAGATACCGCGAATCTGCTCTAATCGTTTCTTCTCTGCGGCGTCTGCTTTTGCTTTTGCGTCTGCTCTTTCTTTGTCTGCTTTGATGTTCGCAGCAGTCGCAACTTCCTGATCGTAAAGGCCCTTAGTGCCCTCAATAACTAAATCGACTAAATCAGAGTTCTCGGCTGTGCGCAGCTTCTCAAGGTTCGCAATATCAATACCAAGCTGGATCTGCGCCTTGTCTTCGCTTGTCTTGCCAGCAGCTAATAGCTTCGCCTCTTTAAGTGCCACCACCTGTTTCTCAAGTTGCTCAGTGATTCTTTCAGCGTCAGTCTGCCCAGTTCCCGCTGTCCCCTTAAGCAGCTCAGGGATTGTTAAATCAGGAGTAGTAGCAGTGGTTTGTGCAGCTCGTTTTTTCCTTTCTTCTTCAATCAACTTCTCTCTTCTCGCAAGCAATGCTCGGCGGTCCGCTACCGAACCGCTTCTAAATTCTTTCTTCGCGCCTTGACCTCCAAGGCCGAGTTGTTCGTCAACTTTTCTAGCAATCTCCGCCTCTACAAAAAGGTTGTTTATTTGGTTTGTGATCGTCGTCAGAAACCCAATAATCCCTTTGAAAATAGGACTAAGCACCTTGCCAATGTTTTGCCCAAATCGCTGGAACGCATCTTGCAACGTAGACAGTTTGCCGAACAAAGTATCGGACTGGGCAACTGCACCGTTTGCATATTTACCGCCTGCCTCTGTCAGCCTGATCAGAGCAACCTCTGCTGCTTTGGCGCTGATCTGTCCTTTCTCAAGTGCTTTGCTGAACTCAGTGCCGGTTAGGCCATACATCTTCCTAAGCTCGTCCTGAAGCGCAACGCCTCGTTCCTGAAGCTGCAGCAGCTCCTCACCTTGGAGTCGGCCCTTTGCTTGGATCTGGCCGAACGCCGTTGCGATGCCGCTGAGATCGGCGCCAGTCGCACCAGCAACATCAGCGAGTCGCTTGGTGATGTCAACGACCTGCTCTGTCTCGAAGCCGAAAGCCTTTAAGCGTTTCGAGGTTTCGATCAGCTCTGTGCTGGTAAACGGCGTTACCGCACCGAACGCCTGCAGCTCAGAGATAATCCCCTTGGCTGTTTCTAGCGACCCGGTAAGAACTTGCAGGCTCTTTGTTTGCCTCTCTAGCTCGCCCGCCTTGCCGAATGAGAACTTAAGAAACGCTGCCGCACCTGCAGCCGCTGCAGCTAGAGCAGCCGCCTTGCCTAGCTTTCCAAATTTGCCTACTGCTTGCCCTGCCTTCTTTGCTAAATCAGACAGTCCCTTTTTGCCTCTGCGGCCCATATCGGCGAGCTTGTCGCCCGTATCTTTCGCAGCCCTCTTCAGGCTGTTTATTGCAACCTCTGCTTTTTTACTAGCTGCCGCAACCGCGCGAAGTGGATTGATCGCCTTTACGGCGTTGACAATCAGATCGACGGTTGACTGTGCCACGGCGACCTAGCAATAAGCGAAGTCTACCGCCGCCCTTGCTTTGCGCGCTGCATAGCTTTTTCTTCCATCTCGGACTTTAGCTCATGGAAGGCCGCAAAATGTACCAGCTCGTCATCTGTCAGTTCGGTGCGAAGCCTGCTTACTGTCATCCCTAGTTCGCAGGCCAGGTGGAACTCGTAAAAGACCCACTTGTCCTGCTTCAGTCGTTTTTTGCGTCTTCGAGACTGGTCTCTTCACCGAGGCCAAAGACGAACAGCTCAACCTCATTTAGGACAGATTCGGGCAGCTCGCGTTGCAGTTTCGCTGCATCAGCCGGAGCAAACGCCTTGGTGCCGTCTTCCAGCTCGGCAAGCTGGCAAAGCATGTTGGTGCTGATGTCTAGGGCTTCATCAGAACCAGCAAGATTCTGCGCCCGTTTGCGATCAGCTCGCGTGATTGGCTTGAAGTACAGATCGATGATCTTTTCCCCGTCGCCGTTCTTTAGCTCAAACTTGCGACGCTGGTTGAGATCAAACGCCCCAACCAGCAGATCAACCGTTCTTTGAGTCGCAGGCATTAAACAGCAGAGGTGATAGTACCGTTTGCAGTGAAGCTGATAGTTACAACTTCAATCTCGCCAACGGTAGCACCGAACTCTGCGTTGGTAACTAGAGCCGCAAACGACAACTTTTTGTTGCCGGTTTCATCTAGATACAACTCAAAGTTAGCGTTAGCTGGGTCTTCAGTGGTGAGCGCCTCATTGAGCAGGTCAAGCTTGTCACCTGAGCTTGGTGCGTCATAAAGCACCTCGCAGGAGCCTGTACCACTGACGAGCCCCCCGACATAAGCACGGAAGGTGTCACCGTGGTCGGTAACTTCCAGCTGCTCTTTGTCGATTGACAATGACCAAGACCGCACGGCTGCGATCTCGCCAAGTGCCGCACCAGCTGCGTCCTTGTCGAACTTAATGGTGCCCTGTTGTCCTCGGTAAAAAGCCATGATCAGTAAGCGGTAGTGATGGTGCCGTTGGTCACGAAGTTGACCGTGATGATCTCGATCTCACCAACCGTTGCAGATAGCTCGGCTGATGTCACTAAACCGTCAAAGGTGATTTTCTTGTCACCGCTCGTGTCGAGGTAAAGCTCAAACAGTGCGGCAGCTTCATCGTTGGCGGTGTTGATCTCATCTACAAATGCCGCCGTCTCGTCAGAGGACGAAGCGGTGTAAATCACCTCAACGCTGCCGCTGCCGCTAATGATGCCACCGACGTTTCCTGCGTAGGTGTTACCCATCACGGTGGTTTCCAGTACCTCTTTGTCCAAGGTCAGCGACCAGGACCGGGTGCTAGTGATTGCAGAAGCGGAAGAGCCAGCGTCGTCGAATTTGACGCTTCCCTCCTCACCGCGATAGAAGGCCATGGTCAGAGTTCCTCGATAAATTCAAAGGCCACACGGACCTGAGTTGAAAAATAGCCCTCGGGAGCTGGTGAAGCCAGTGCCTCTGGACCGACGGGAGCGTCGAAGTAAACCCCCGACACATTGACCCTATTGTAAAGGTCTCGAACGCGCTTACCAATCACATAATTAGCGCCGGGGCCAACACCCTTAGGCGTGAAAATGTTGAACAGGATCAACCCTGTGATCCGATTGTCGGAGTCGGTAGTGCCACCGAGGCTCAGATATTCGTTGGCTCCGAAGGCGGTCAGGCACTGCACCCAGGAGCTGTTTGGCGTCGGCTCATACGGCATGTTGTTGAACACGACCGGCAGCACGGGGCTGCCCGCAAGTTCGGTGGCAAGACGCCCTTCGATCGTTGAGCGGATCGAGTTGAGATCAGCAGCGGCCATTATCTGCGTCTCCGCCTGAT